TGCCATTTATCCCTCTAGTGTTTCTATTCTTGACTTTAAATCGTCTATTATTGTTTGTTGTTCTTGTATGGCTTTAACAAGTACTGGTGTTAGCTTGGCATAATCCATAACTTGATATTTTGGTTGTCCATTTGTTTTTTCTTCGCCTGAATTTTCATCTGTATAAACTTCGTCTTTAGTTCCTGTAACTGTGTATGGTAAAACTGCTTGAATTTCATGTGCTAAAAATCCGTCTGAATTATCGCCACTTTCTATCCAATCAAAATTAATTGGATTTAAAGAATCTATTTTAGATAGTGCATTTTCTATTGGAACAGCATTTTCTTTTAGCCTGTAATCTGAGGAAGCGTTATAAGAGGTTGCTGAACCTGTGTAAGTAATGTTACCTCTTGTTGCACCGCCTTGTGCAAACTCTATAAAACCACCAGCACCTTGCGAATTTGTAGATACATAAAAAGGCGTGTTTGTACCACCTCTAACACAAGCACCATAGCCACCAGAGCTATAACCAAAACCAATTCCGCTAACTCCGTTATACATTGAGCCAATAGCTGTAGTGGTTGCAACTGTAAAGTCTCCGCCACCATGAAGTCTCATGCGTTCTGTGCCAGCAGTTTGAAAAGTAAATGGGTTACTTGCGGTTACTCCTATGTGTGCAAAAGCACTTGGACTACCACCATGCAATAAAACTCCTACACCATTACCCCTAGAATCTTCAAAAAATCCTGTTCCTAATACATGAAGTTTATCCCCATCACTTGCTTGACCAATTCCTAAATTTGTTCCATCAAAAATTAAATTAGCTTCACCTTCTAAAGTATTTGATGTACCGCTACCAGTTATAACTCTGTTATCAGCATTGTTGTTTATTGTTGTTCCGCTAACAGTTGAGAATGATAAAGTTCCACTTCCATTGGTTGTAAGCACTTGTCCGTTAGAACCATCTGCTGCTGGAAGCACCCATATCTTATCTGCTGATAAAGCAGGAGCTTCAAAGCCTACATAGTTAGCTCCTTCGTAGAACCTCAGTTCGTTGTTGTTGCCACCAACAGATAGGTGACCGCCAGTAGTAACATCGCTGGTAAAGGTAACTTTCTCATTAGAGTCAATAGTAATTGCTGTTGCGTCTGCACTTGTGCTAATCGAGGTAGCTGATTCTAAAACATCTGACACCAAAGATTTCTTTAGCTGACTATCTGTAGCATCGAAGATCATAAAGTGGTCCGCACCTACGGCTGTAACTTGTGTTAAGCCTGACACGAAAGATGCCGGTAAGGTGTTTACTTCTGTTTGAGTAAAGGTCATGACCTCTAAAATTGCACCGTTTGCTGGTGCGGTATCCATAGTTAAGGTTGTACCACTTACTGCATAATCTGTTTTTTGTTGGTAAACACCATCTAAAAATACCTGTGTATTGTTTTCATGTATTGGAGAAAGACCAAGCGTAAAAGCTGTGGTGCTGCCGTTACAAGTAAATTGATTGTGGGTTAGGTTGTTGCCTGAAACTAACGCTGCTACATGATAAACAATAATATTACGGCTATTAGCAGGTGCAACATCTAAAGTAAGCGTAGTTCCTGAAAGAGTAAAGTCTCCGGGGTTTTGGTAAACACCTTCAATAAATACAATTAAGTTATCTTCACTTGCCGGTGCAACACTTAGTGTAAATGCGGTTGTACTACCATTACCTGTAAAAGTATCAACAGTTAATGTAGAAGAAACATCAGTCTTAACATCATCTAATAAAGCCGCAACGATTCTTAGTTCTGCTTTATCGCCAGAACTAAACGCTCGTGCAGTTGTATTATCATGCCCCCTAACTACAGTCAGTGTGTTACCACTCCTTGCTGTTACCTTTACTATCTCCTTGTTGGTAGTATCGTCAAAGGTTACATAGAAGTGATCACTACCTGTTATGGTAGGGAAAACAGAACCATCTGTTACAGCGATACTCGTGACGCTGCTATTGATTCCTGCGGCAAGAGTTGTCGCTGCGTTGTTGGTAAACTTAACAGCCATTAGCTAACTCCTTTAAAATTAACTAACTGTTACAGTCCAAGTAATTGTCATTGAGTCAGACGCACCCTTATTAACTACTGAAAAAACAGTTCTACAAAGTAAGTCACCGGAAGAAGAGGCATTTAAAATACCCGCTTCAGTTACGGCACCTGTACCAGTACCTGCTGCAAATGTAGCTACGTAAGTCACAACAGCACCCGATACAGTAGTACTTGTTAACGCAACACGGCCTAGTTCACTTCCTAAAGCGGAATTACCAGCTGCGGCTGCAGTAGAACCACTACCAATAGCCATGTGAGACATAGCAGTTGCGGTAGTATCTTTCATTCGAGAGGCAACATATTCCTTTCCATCAGTAACTACAAGGTTATTGACTTCTTGGACTGTTTCTCCGTTAAGGGCAATTTTTAACTTACCTGTAAGTTTTAAACCGTCGTTTAACATAATTTCTCCAAATTTAATTTAATACACTAGTGTTAAATGCAGAGGTGTTAAGTACACTACTTGATCCGGAGACCAATACCACATTTATCGATTCTGTTATTGTAGCACTATCTGATAAAGATTTACCAAAAGTATGTGCTAAACTTTCTGAGATAGAAGTGCTATCTGTATAGATGCTTCCAGCCCCAGAAGTAAAAACATCAGCTAAACTTATAGTCTCGCTAAAAGATGTTGAAAATGAATGAGCAATACTTTCTGTAATTGTAGGAGTATCTGCAAAACTAGTTGAAAAAGTAAATACAGGAGCACTGTCACCCACACCCACAATATTTCCTTTGTTTATACCAAAGTCTGTTTGCAGATCATCAGAAGCACTAGCAGTATCATCTAATGCATAACTGTCTGAAAAAGCCCGTGCAAACGTAGCTACACGACTAAATGATTCGGACATGACCACAGATTCAGCAACTTGTACGCTAACTGCACCGCCCATACCACTGTGGTTTGTACAATAATAATGTAAAGACGCTGGTGTAGATCCAGTTACTTGTATCTCTACGTAAGCACCAGAAGACCCAGGTGTGCCACTTACAGTCACGTTAGTTGTGTACGCAGAGCCTCCACCATGTGAACCGTTTGCTGTTTCTGAAAACCTTAATGGGTGTCCACTAACACTAGAGTCCGATAAATCAAACTTATATGTTTTACCTACATCTAACGTTAGTGCTGGGCTATTAACACCATCAATGTGGTACTTATTGCCTGACCCATATGAGTTTGTGGCAGAAGCAACGGTTACTGTATAAGTGACTGTACCGCTTTCTGGTATTGCTTTGCCTACCCCCAACACATTTGACTCTGCAATGGTTGCAGTATCAGACTGTGGTAAATCAACACTAAATATAGGGCTATCAGAAACTGACAAAGTGTCACTTTTTGCTGGATCAACACTTAAAACCTCTGAGTCTAAAAATGACAAAGTGTCACTTTTTGTTGGTTCTATACTTAATGCAGGAGCATCAGAAAGTGTACTACTATCATCAAATGCTGTACTAAAAGCAATTGCAGGCGCATCAGAAAGTGTTGGTGTATCACTAAATGCCCTAACAAAATCTACTACTTTACTAAGAGATTCAGCAATACTAACCGTTTCAGATTTACTGCTAGCAAATGCTGAAGCTAGTTCTTCTGCTATAGAAACAGTTTCTGTCTTTGTTGTTGTGAATGTAAATGCTGGTGCATCGGTTAAACCAAAACTTTCAGCATTTGGGTGCCCAGAAATAAAGTAAAGGTTTTTACTATCGGCATCTAATAATACATTTACAGCCGATAAATCTACGTACTGTAATGACGTTTGTAAATTTGTAAACGTAACAAGAGATCTAAGGTTTTGAAAAACAGAAACGGGTTGAATCGAATCTGTGTCAACAGTAACCTTTAGGTTGACATAATCAACTGTAAACTTGATGGCCATTAATCGAAGTCATCACGCACTTTAAATTTTATAAAATCTTGTACTGTTTGAATACCAGATCCAGAAGTTGTGTGTTCAATTTCGCCTTCAAAAGTTCCTGCAGTTGTCCACGTTCCTGTAGGGAATGTTAATGCACAAGTGCCATTAGAAGCGCTTGTTATAGTAGCAGTTATTGTAGAAAGAACCGTTGTTGACCCTACCTCACGAATGCGTAGTTTTACAGTTGCACCAGTTAAGTTGATTGGTGCCCAAGTAGTTTCGTCTTCTACATTTAACGTAGCCCCAGACGCAGCAGTGTTGCTGTCTTTTAGGGTAAAAGTTAGTTCAGGAAGAGTGTCTCCTACTACTAATTTAATTGTGTCTGAATATGCCATAAATTACCTCTTAGTATACCTAATTTTCTCTGTCAAACCCACCTACTTGATTGTAGCCCGGTATAAAGTCATCTATTTTTAATTTACCCTGTGGGAAATCCCATAGTTTTTCAAAAGTTGGTCCTAGTGGGCCAACAAAGAAAGGATCTCCATAGGTCTTGCCAGAAATTACAGGTAGCATAAGTGCGAATGGTCCTAATGCCCCACTTCTATCAAGTATTTCCATGGAGTATTCTCCATAGTCCATGTCTAAAGATTTTCTATAATTTCGTTCTGTAGAGTCTACACCTGGAAGAGCCCAAGCCAATCCACCTTTAAACCTCTCTCGCAAATCAAATCCTAACATAGTCAACGGTATCAAAGTAGCCGCAGCTAAAAGTAATGGCGCCGCAGACTGAGACATAGATTCTCCCTCTTCCCTTCTTGCGTTCATTTCTCGACCGATGCCACCAATGACGGTTTTACCATAAGCGTAGAAGAATGATTTTAATTGCCAAACTAAAGCAAATCTAGGATCTGAAGCCCAAGCAGGTCTTTCAGAAGCGTTAGGTCTTACAATAGACTCATCTACAAACCTATACAAGGCCACTTTTACTTTTTTACCAGCGGGGGTTTCAAGTGATTGTTCGCCAGCGTTCCAATCTGCAACGTCTTGTGGAGTTAAACCGAGTTCTTTTAAATACCTAATAGAACGTTGATCACCCTCTTGCGCCCTTCTACCATGTTCAATAATAAAACTTTTGCCCATACCAGCAGCAAAAACCCTAGTAAATTTAGTAAACCATTCTGTTCCTGTATATTTAAAAAAGCCCTCGTTTGCACTTTTAGAACCTTCGGTCATATAGTCCATTTCACCAGCATTAACAAACATCATATTAATTGCATCGGTGCTAACAGCCCCTATGTCGTAGGCTAATCGCATAGCTTCTTCGTCGCCTTTTAAAGCACTATAAAATATTTTTGCTGTTTCTCTTAACTTAGGTAGTTCTTTAGACCTAAGCACGGGTCCTGCTACATCAGGAAAAGATGCAAACACTGTCAAGGCTAACAAACCAAAAATGTTTGCTGTTAAAGCCCAACTATTTATTGTTTTTAATTTAGGGTATTTTACAAATAACTCTGGGTTAATCTTACCCAAAGAAGCTAGCACCATGCTTGTAGCAATCTCTTTGTCTTTTTCGGTGGGAAGCTGATCTATTAACTCTTGTATACGTTTAGCTCCACCCCTTCTGTTTAGTTCAGCCCGTTTAATTGTAGAAGTTACATAATTACGCAAAGCCTGTGCGGGGTTTACTAGAGCCGAGTTACCTTGTCCATCTACAGCTTTTCTTAATTCTGTAGTAGGGATGTTTCTAAATACATCAGATCTACTTTTAGAAAGTCCCAATGCAAATTTTCCAGCCTCACTGTAAAGATCTATATTAGTGTTTTCAGGATCAGATATAAGAAGATTTACCATCTCTCTTGCAACTTTAGGGGTAATAGTAAACTCTCTTTCGCCGTCTTTAAACTTCTTACCTTTGTTAAACTCTACTAATAAAGCAACAACTTTATCTTGTATTACAGTGCTGTTTTCTATGTTTTGCAAAGCAATAGAACGCGGGAAATAATTGCTCATTTTTCTTATGCCAGCATACTTTGCAAAGTTTTCATCATCATACATTTTTGATAAAAACTCTCTAATCTCACGTGCTTTTGGGCTTAGTTTATCAGTGTTTATTCGACCGTCTTCTGCTTCATAAAGAGCTTCCATAGCTTCATCAGTAACTTCGCTAAGTTCTTCAAAACCTAAAATACGAGCTATTTTGTTTGTGTACTCATATATTTTTTGTTGTTTAGCTTTACTCCAACCTAACTCACTAGTTGTTTGTGATTGAGAATATAGAATATTTGCTATTTGTACACCTATAGGCCCAAGTCCCCTAAGCATGTTATCGGCTGTGTAAACTACTTCTTTTCCTGTACCTAATGCTTTTCTAACCCATCTTGCGGTTTTAGATTCAGATTCAGCTAGTTTTTTTGCTGTTCTTGCTAATCTTTCTACTGCAGGTTTTGACCCTGCGTTTTTAGATATTTTTGGTAACTCATCAATAACAATACTTCTTATAATTGCGCTATTAAACATTCGGTTTGGCGTACGTTGTGGGTTACCTAACCCACGTTTTCTATCAGAAATAAGTTTTGTTATATACTCATCAAAAGCCGGATCTACTTTAAACCTGTTTCTAAATGACTGAGACATCTTTTTAAAGAAAGCCCTTAGTTTTGCAGCTATTCTTTTGTAAATAGCTTCTCCACCATCAGTGGCTTTTGCAGTCTCATCAATTAAAAATTTAGCAATTTGGTTAGCACCGTGTTCTTCAAATCTGGCTGCTATGTTTTTAGGTTCTGAACCTTCCATACCAGGAAAGTTTAGATCTTGCTCTAGTTCAAACTTTTTAAAGTTTTTTACAAGTAATTTATAAGCATTACTATTTTGTTTTAGACTCATAGAAAACTCTTGTTCTAAAATAGAGTGTCCTAACTCGTGCATGAGAGAAATAGCTGCTTTGCCTTCTGCTTCAGCGCTTGCGCCTTTTTTAGCATCAATTATTATAAAATCTGCGCCGTCTGCTCCAGTTTGATAACTAATAATTCTACCACCAGCATTACCCTGGCGTATGAACTCTTGCTCTTCCATAATTGCATCTAAAACTTGATTATTCCCTACATCATTAAAAGTAACTACATCATCAGTAGTAAAAACATATATATCACGCTTGTTTTTAAAATCATTCCTAACAATCTTCATAACTGTAGGTAAAAATTTAACATCTTGAAAAGACTCAGTAACTTTTTTTGATATAAAAGATACAGGGTCTCTTCTAGTAGTCTCGGGTCGTAAAGGGTCTTTAGGTCTGTTTTTAAACTCGTCTGCAGCCCTTGCATCGGCCATATCTGTAGAATCTAAGGCTATTGTCTTTTCTCCTGCTTCTAGTCCTGGAATTGCTCTTTGTGCTAATTCAGGATCGTAGCTACCTTGTGTTTCTAATTGCCTTATAAATTTTAAATTCCCAGCAATGCCTAATTCTTTTTCTAATCTTTCTTTTTCTTTGGTTAAATCATTAATTTCTTGTTGGGCTTGTGTTTTATCTGCTTGAGGCGCCACGGTGTCATTTAAAGTAACCTCTCGTGCAGAGATTAAAGCTAAAACACTGGTATACATTTTTCCAAGCCCATCAGCGTTTTCTCGTATAACCCTATTTATTTTACTTCGATTTCGTCTAATTATTTCTCTTGTACGCTCTTGATTAGCATCTTGATTTACAGGAACAGTAGCAGCCTCGCCAGTAGTACCACCAGCAGCGCCACTTTCTCCACCTGTAGCTATAAATTCGTCTGGGTTTTTAGGTTGTGTATCAGTTCCAGCTAATTGTTGCCTACTTAAATCCCTTTCTGCAGCAGTAGCTTCTTCTTCGGTTTTTAATGCTGCTCGTTTAACTGCAAGTTCCTGTTGGATGTTTTTAAAGCCATCTTCCGGTTCAGCTTTTGGATTATCTTCAAGTTCCTGTATACGATTTTGTAATTCAGTACTTTTATCAGAAAACTCCCCGCGCTGTGCAGCTAGTTCTGCCATAGAAAATTGTTGGTCCCCGCGGCCTTTTGTATAAACAATAGCGCTTGCTTCTTCTTCTGCAGTTAGTTCTCCTATAGGCCTGTCTTTAACAGTAGAAGTGGTAACTTCCCCGGTTTCCTTATTTATAGTTTCTATTTTCCCACTCCAGAAGAACTCATAGCCTAAAACTAAAGCTTCTGCTGCAGCTACTTGAAAACCTTGGTTAGCAGTTTCTAAATCGCCGGTAGCACTAACTTGAGATTTAGTTCTATTGTTGTATCCACGGCCAAAACTAGTAAGCCTTGGCATGTCAATAAATTGAGGTTGTACCCCTTTTTCTTTATTTGCGGGAGTTAAAACTTTCCAGGAAGAATCTTGTTCAGCAGCTATATACCCCCTAGCTTTAATTCTTGCTTGGCTTACCCAATGCGCAACTTCTACATCCATATCTAACTCGCCAGGAAGAGTGTACTTAAGCATGCCGTGAAAAGGCGTACCATCTTTATCTTGTCCAATTTCAATAATATCAAAGTAAAATGCCTGTCCAGCTTCTTTAGATCTTTTTGCAAAGTTGTTAAGAAGAGAACCAGAATAAATATTGTCTTTTATATTAGCAATAAGTTCAGGTTGAAAACCAAATGCGTAAACCAAAGCATTTTCTTTGCTTGTTTCGTAAGCTTCTGCGGCTGTTCTACCTTGCCCCCCACTATCTGGTTTTGTGCTCATGGGTCTAGTTGAATCATTACCCTGCCAACCCTTTTTATCTTTTTTATCTTCCTCTTTTGAGTTTTCTGTTTGTTTAGCAAATTTAATTGGGTCTTCTTTAGAACCCATTTCATTTGTTACTAACTCAGACTCAAAAGAAGTTGCTCCCATTGCACCAGCTGCAAAAGATGCCATACGATCATCAAGAGCTGCTAAATCTAATTCATCAACTTGTTCTTCTTGGGAAGCTATACCTTCTAATTCTTGTTGAAGTTGGCCTTCTGGGGCCGCTTCTTGGGCACCGCTTGCTCCCTGTCTAATAAGTTCAATAGCTTGGAAGTCTTGTCTTAAAGTCTGTTGTTTTTGTGGGGATAGGTTTTCTATTCCACCTGCAGCTCTTGCTTCTTGTAAAAGCCCTTGATACCTAGCAATTAATGCTTCATCTTCTTTAGCAGTTTGCTGGTCCTCGAGATCCATACTACGTCTTTTAGGTTGTTGCGCTTCTATAAGTTCTTTTCTTTCTGCTAAATGATCTTCTATAGAAATTGCGCCACTGATACTATAATTTTCGGGATTTTTTCCAAAAATTTGCCTAGCTTTTGCTTGGGCCCCGACAAGGCCTAACTCATTTGTTTGTTGATACCAAACTAAATTGTTTTCGTTATCTCGAACTTCAACAACAATACTATCACCTTCTTGTCTACCCCTAGAGTAATTTAAATTTTCTACTAAAAATTCATCAATTTTTTGATTGTCATATTGATTATTTTTTATAAGAGCATCAAAAGCAGCAGCTTTGTCTTTATTAGTTGTAAAAAAACCACCTTTCCCGTCAATACTTTGTTGGTAAACCGTGCCTAACAGTTCTTCATTGTTTAAATTAGATTCTGCAAAAGTGTTATATTCCGGAATGCTATTTTCATCAATCCAAACAGCATCTTTTTTATTGTTTGGATCTTGCATAGCTTTAAATTGAGCTGCTATCCATTGAACTGGTTCAGGCGCTACATCTCCAAACTGTTCTGCTTGCCCTGTTTCTTGAGCTATGTAAGCTTCTTGAATTCTACCAGCATATACATCAGCTACATTTTTTCTAGCTTTTTCATACACACCAGCAGCTGCGCCAGAAACAGTTCCCCCTGCAGCACCCATACCCATACCGCCAAAAAATCCCATAAACAAAGCTTGGGACCTATCTAAATTTGCTTGTGCTTCAGTGTAGTCTTCATCAATAGCAAACTTTTGTTGCACTGACATTTCTTCTTGTATTCTTTCTGTAGCCCCTTCTACAACAGCCGATCTTCCTGCTCCTTTTAATAGGCCCCCAAATAAGTTTTGTTTTAAACTTCCACCTTTAGAAGACTGCAATATTCCTTTAAACCCCCGTAAAACAAGAGCTTCTCCTCCTACCCCTACAGCAGCAAAAGGAACACCAAAAGCTAAAGATTGAAGCCCCTGTTCGGCTTCTATCATGTCTTGTTCTGCAAAATCTCCAAAGGCAGTCCCTACTCCTTGTGGATATTCTTGGCTAACTGCGCCGGCTACGGCTCCTCGGGTAGTAAGTTTAGACCGACGAGTTTCTTTTAAAATTTTAAAAGCCCCCTCTATTAAGTCTTGCTCTTCTTTTTTAAGATTCCATGGTAAGTCTTTTCCTTTTTTTCTAGCTTGATCATTAGCAATGTATTTTTTAACAATGTCTTTTACTTCTTTGTTAAGAATTGCTTTTTGAGCAGCTGACTTCATAATAGCTTGTGTGCCCACGCTAGTAGAAAGTATTCCGGCTCCTATAGTAGCAGCTGTACCCGCTCCTATAACAGCTCCCGCAGCTGCACCTGTTAAAGCGGCGCCAATACTAGTAGCAGCGGATGGGAGAAACTGTCCTGTTGCGCTAACAGCTTGATTAATAAAGCCCCCAAAAGTGGGTTCTTCTAAAAATTCTTCAAAGGACTCCATACCAGCAAGATAGTTTGAAGAAGCTTCTTGGTTAATACGAGCCTTATTAAGATTATTTTGGACAGAATCGGTATCGCCCCTAAGTGAAGCAACAGCAGCAGCAAAATTATTAAGATTAGATTCTAAATTAGCAGATCCGGCTTTTACACTTTCTCTAAAAATTTCAATTGGATCTGAAAGCACAAAACTTTGAGGTAAAGCCGCGTCTTCATTTTGCCCTAAAGCGGTTAAATCGTTTGGGCCGCGTCTTTGTCTATTTTGTCCAAGAGCTTGTAAATCAGAAATTTTATCTGCCATATCATGCTTCAGTTAAAAAACTCATTAACACTGCACGTTCATCAGAACCCTGAGTTCCAAAAAGTTGAGTTATTTGAGCCTGTGTCATGTTTCCTTCCGTTTCTCTACCTGCTGGGTCTGTAAAATAAATTTCAGCTACATATCTTCTACCATTTTTTACTTCTATTCGGGCTTTCATTCTATCTAGGGCTGCTCCAATAGCTTGTGGGTCATTACTTCTAAATATATCTCCCAACCAATCTAGCCCCCACTGGCTTCCGTTTTCCTCAACAAATTTAGTAACTATTTGGCCATAAACGTTTTTTACAGTTTCTTCAGTATTTGCATCTCTAAACCTAACATCGGTTCCTGTTACAACATAAGACCTATTTCTAGTGAACTCACCTAGTAAATTTTTTATTCTTTGTCTTGTGTTTGCGGCTTTTTCGCTGCTACCAGATATTTTTGTTGCATCTCTACCTTTCCTTGATCCCCCCTCTTTAAATTGAGGGTAAAGTATATTGGTGGCTTCAGTAGTTATATCTTTTAAATCGCCCGATAATTTATCAGAATATTCTAAAGACTTAAACCTTAAATTTTCATAGTTTATATCTAGTTGATCTCGTTGAGTTGGAGTAGTAGAAGCGTTACCTGTTTGAATTTGATTTTCATATGTTTTATATAAATTTATCATTTTTGTTGGGTCATTTTGGCTTGTTGTAAAAGCCAAAGTAGCAGCAAGAGCCTGTCGTTGCCCAATGTTAAGTTGCCCTTCTAGTTTTTTTAAATCATCTAATTTTTGAATATCAAATCTGTTAAGAATAGCCTGCACCTCTTTTACTTTATCTTGCCCGAGTTGTCTTATTTTAGCTTCATTCTCTTGCGCCCATTTTTGCTGCCCCTCTAAATCAGCTGGAACTGGTGGTATTTCAAGTTCTTCTGCAGTTGGTAGTGGTTCGGTTGGAGGAATACGCCCATCTAGTTTAGCTAAAGTTGATTCTAATTCTGTTGTATATGCCTGTCGAGTTGAAGCATCTAAAGCTGGGTTGTTTTGTAACTGATCTTGTAAAAACTTAGCTCTATTTCTAGCTGGTAGTTCAGCGCTTGTTTTCGCTTCAGAAGACTCTTGCCTTTGGGTGTTAACCGCAACATCCATTTGTTCTTCAGCAAAAGCAATTGCTTCATCAATAGTTTTTATGTTCCTTTGTTTACTTTTAAACATATCTTCAACGTCTTTAAATTTTTTAAGGGCTTCTGGATTATTTTTAAATATGTTTTTAACTTCTCTATAAAATTGCCTAGGAGCTTTAAAGCTAGTTGGGTCTTTAAAGAATTTAGATTCTTTGTTTGGGTTTCTTTCGGCATCAAGTTTTTCGCTAATAAGACGCTGATGAAGCATTTTTTGAAACTCGTAATATTTAGAATTGTCGCTTTCTTTGCCTTCAAAAATTCTATTATATTCATCTTTTTCTAAATAACTAAACTTGCCACTAGGATCTTGTTGATCTCCAAATTGACTTTCTTCTTTGGCAAGTTGCCTTGCACCCGGCAAGTCTGAACCCTCTCCAGCAGTATTAACAGTTGTTTTAGGATCAGTGTCTAAAGGTGTGTTGTTTGTTGATTCTATATCAGCAGGATCTGTCCCTTGCATAATTTGTTGTAATGCATTTTGTGCAAAAAGGGCAGCATCTTCTATTTCAACTTTACCTGCTTTTACATCTGCTGCAAGTGGGTCTAAAGAGTCGGTAATTAATTGGGAAAACCCGTCGCCCTGCCTAGATTCTGGAAAAGCCCTACCCCGTTTTTTTGCTATTCCTAAATTAAGAAAGTGTTCTACTTCTTTTTTACTAAGTTTAATAACCTCATCATCTTCTCTGTTAGAAAATCCAAAAGTTTTAGGAAAAAACCCCTGTGGGGTATCTACCATTAAAGAGTAACTTCCGTCTGGATTTGCGTTTATACCCGCTATTTTACCTTCTTTTATTTCTTTGTTATTTACATCTTTGTAAAGTTTTAAAATATCAATTTCATTTAAAAGGTCTGCTGCCATATCACCATGTACAAACTTACCATCAGCAGTTTTTTCAAGCAGTGCTTGCATGCCAGAAGCTGTACCATCTTTATTAGTTTTTAGATAGTTACTAAAAGTGTCTGTTATACCTAAAGAATTTGACATACTAAAGAACTCTTTATCGCGTAGATTTTTTTTAGCTATACTGTCTGCTTCAAGTTTTCGGACATTCATTAAATCTGCTAAAGCCATATTAAATACCTAAAATTGCCATTACAGCTGTTGTTCCTAATCCAACCATTGCGTTGTGGTGCTGGGCTTTTGCCCCTTTGTAAGCGGCTTGTCTATTTGCTTGCAGATTTGCAGCGTTCCCTAAGCCAGCCATTGCACTTCTATTAAGGCCTTGCCCAATATTAATTAAATCAGACAAAGTTTTTTTATTGCGTTCATCTTGAGCAATTCTAGCAGTGTTTAAACCACCAGCTAATCCTATAGCGCCTTGTCGTTGTAATGCGCGGTTTTGTTCTTGCTTTTGGGCTATACTTAATCCAGCGCCCCCATATCTAGAAAGGTTACGGCTTTGTATGCCTTCTGCTATTTTTTGTTGTTTTCTAACATCTTCCGGAACCCTATCTACTAAAGAAGTGTCATCCACAGAAGCTAAAAGTTGTTCTTCAAAAGGCCTAAAGTCTTGCACATAGTCATTGTAATCTTGTCGCAAAAGTGCAGAGTTAGTAGCTTCTGGGTCTGACACTTCAGGAAGTGTAGAAACGTAATTATTTCTAGTCTCGGGCATAAGTGCGTTAGTGTAATCTCCCAAAGCCATAACTAACCAAACCTCCTAGGTTCTACAAAATAACCGCCTAAACCAGAAGTACCAGCATCTTTTGTTTCGTCACTAGAAAGCAAAGCTTCATTTTCAGATTTATTTTGCCCCATTTTAGCTGCAAACCGGCTCATATTTTTTATATTACCAAGTCTTGTAGCCTGTTTAGCTTTAGCAAAAGCTAATTCTTTTGAGGTGCCGATTCTGGCTGCTTGAGCTAACCCAGATGCAGCGTCCATTTGTTGTCCTCTTGCTCCAGCTAACAAATTTAATTGTCTATCCCTAGAAATATTTTGCCCTTGTATACTAGCATCCAAAAGATTACCAACCGCCGCTGAAGCTAAATCTGCTGCGTTGTCTACGCTAGTGGAGTATTGAAATACTGGTCCGCCCCCTGTAAGAGCCTGCATAGTATCCGCTTGAGATATACCACGCCCAATTCTATCAAATTCTGTAGCTCTAGCTTCTTCAGCCATATTGACCATTAAAGGTTTATATTTTGTATTAAAATAATCTTTGTCTGCTTTAGCTATAGAAGCAGAAGTTTTTTCAGCTTCGCTAGCTTGGTAATCTTGTTTTTTTGGTTTACTACTCATACTTCTTTTTTATAAACATAACTTGTTAACTTAAATCCATTAGCAGTTGCAGTCTTTGCCCATCCTGGGCGACTTGTGTGAAACTCAATGACCTTCACATTTTTTTCTAAAGCAAGTTTATCTAAAAAGGTAAACCCTACTTTATTATAATTATACTCTGGTTTTTGGTAGGTTGCCCAGACAAAAAGCGTTGGCTCGCCGCCAGGGTCTGCTATCATTGAGCAAATTATAAATCCAATGTATATGTCTTCTTTATAAAACATATACAAAGTTGCATTACTGTTTCGTAATGCTAAGTATACATCTGCTGGAATCCAGTCAGAATAACTTTTCTTTCTTATAACCTGTAGATCAGATTCGATTGTTTCATACGCATATCGGATCTCATCTACAGGTATTTCTTCAACAGAGACTCCATTAATAGTCAATCTCTGAACCATATCTCTTATATCGTTTACGAGGAGACATTCCTGCTCCTTTATATTTTACAACTCTACGTACACCTAAGTCTCCACCTCTAGCTTTTAACTCAGCTTGTACTACTTCTTGATTAAATAGACTTAAATAATCTGCTGCTGCTTGTGGGTCGGTCCAATCTTTTGCAGGTATTCTAAGTAATCTATACAAAGTCCCATAAACAATTCCATCTCTGTAACTGTTAGAAAAAGTTGTATCAATGTTGCTAGTAGTTCTGCTTGGTTTTAAAGCAACGCTTAAAAGTAAACCATTAGTGACAGAACTATTAGGTACTGGAATAACCCAAAAAGTACTTGGGTTTTTTTGCAAGTACACTTGTGGCAAAGATGTTTTATCTCGCCAATCTGGATAATTTAACTCTAAACTTCTAGGGCTTATAGGATCTAAATCATCGCCATCATAAGTCATCCACAAAATTTGATGAACATCGGTTCCACTTGGTTGGTCAAACTCATATTCATATACACCACTAATTGTTGTAATAGGGTCTAAGTCATATACATAAGCTTTTGATCTTTCTGCAAACTCTATACAAGCTGATCTTAAAGTAGACTCTACTAAAGAGTCAGGACAATTAGGAACATACGGTAGTATGTCTTTTACTAAAGAACTAAATGACGCCATTTTATACTCCTACTCCTTGAACAGGCGGAGGCACAACCTGTTGTCCATTTCTAGTCAAATTCGGATCTATGGGGTTTTTAGCCTGTATACCTCCAGCTAAACTATTTACGAATAGTTGATAGTGTTGTTGAGCCCGTTGAGAATTTCCTGCAAATTCAGAATCTTTTAAATAACATCTATACAAGACATAATCCACTAAAGCATTACCATAAACATCATCAATATAAATAGTGCTACTTGTAGCGCTTAAATCTGTAGGGTTTCTAGCTGTTACTAATTCTACGTAAGCGTTTGATCCGGACTTTACACCCGGATAAACATAAAAACGCCTCGGGTCTTCTGGATCAAAAATATAATGTTTAACTACAGAACCGTGAGCTGCGTCTCCTGTAACAGTAGGATCATGCCAATCAGGTTCTATAGAATTTAAAATGTCTTCATCTACTAGCCTAATTGCTTTTTTACCTGTTGCACTGCTACCAGTAGCACTCATATTACGTACTACTTTTATTAAAGACATAGCTACATCCGGTATAGATTGCTCTGTACCGGTAACTAATTGTACGTTTGAATGATCTGCAGCAGCGGCCGGTTTAAGGTTAACTACTTCTCTTTGTGCATCATTTATGTACCTAAGCAATTCAGCTTCAGTCCATCGAACGCCAGTTGTATCCTGCAGGCTGTCCTGGATTCTGGATATTAAATTAGCGCCCGTTAATGTGCCCATTATTTCTTAGCAGTTTTTTTTACAGTTTTTTTAGCAGCCGGCTTTTTTTTAGCGGGTGCTTTACCATCTACATAGGCTTCGTTTATATCAGGTGTAGAGGGATCGTCAGGAATATAATGTCCTTTTTCATCTCTAGCTCTAATAGGTTCGCTTGGCTTTTTGTCTTTAATTGAATGAGGTTTGTGTTCTGTACACCCCTCTTGCAAGCACAATAGGCCTATGTCATGTCCAACTTCTTTTGGTACGCCAGCTTCCAGTCTGATTGATGCGCCCCAGGTGGTCGAAATATACCTGTCAATATCTGATATTACTATCATCTTTTACTCCTAAAATAGCTAACTAGTCTTCTTCCTTTGGTTGAAGTTCATTAGTTTGTTTATCAACATTTTCTACAACAGTAGTTATAACACCGTCGTAAGTTTCAGCTACTGTATTAACAACGCCACTAACATCTTTTAATGCTGCGCCTGAAATAGAGCCTGCTGTTTTAACGGTTGTATCAACTGTGGTCATGGCAATATCTTTACCACCTTCAATTACTGAATTAACAGTTGCACATGAAGTAGCAAATAAGCCAACTAAAATTAAATATAAACCTTTCATAATTTTCCTTTAAAAAAGGGGTGGCTCAAAATGAACCACCCACAAAAACATACTTAGTATGCAACGTCCAATCTAATGACACCAAAGTCTTCAACGCCACCATTGTAGTCGCTGTTAAACTTAGGCTTCTTAAGACCGAAGATTTTACCAATGGAGATACCATTTTGGTTACCATAGTCGAAAGTATCTTCAACTATTTGTGGTAGACCAATATCTGCCATAGCAAGAGCTTGAGCTCCACAGAATAAACAAGCAGAACCGTTGATGTCAGCATCAGCGCCCCATTTGTATCCAGCAGAACCGGCGTTTGAAGATGTTCCAGTAGTTGCATTCTCTGTATTAAATACATGTCTGAACTCATGGACCATAACACCGTCAACCATTAGACTTGAAGAACCAGAGAACAAGCTCGATTGAGGTCCTCTTATTCCAGCATTTCTGACGTTAGCCAAGAAATCTGAATCAAGTTTAAGGTCAGCCATTACTTGAGGTGATACAAATAAATGATATACCTCATCTCCACCTGCGCCTCTTACTCCACGGATGTAGTTGTCTTTAGCATAAGCTTTAAGAGCAACAATACACTCGTAAGTAATGGTGTCAGCAGCTGCAACTGCAGTTACGTCACCAGCAACAAGTTTACTAGTAGCATCCCATCTTCTATGTCTGTTAGAAGTTGGAGCTGTTACATCTGAACCAAAAGTCATGTCGCCAAGATTTTGTCCTGAAGTCAGAACAGGTCTCAAAGCACCACTGTTTTTGATTGTGTAAGAAATACCAGAAAGCGTTAAGAACGCTAATTGGTCAATACGATCTGCCATTGCGTAAGCAAGTGCATCACGTGAGTTCTCACGGAAATTAACAACTGATTTTTGATCAGCTAATCTACCAGAAAGTCTATTAGCAAATCTCAATTGATCGAGTTGTACAACAATGTCGTAGGCTCTTAAGGTCTCTTCATTACCCTCTAAGGTGTTGTCTCCAACGATACCGTCACCAGTCATGTCAGCTAAAAGTGTTAATACAGCTCTAGCTCCTTTTTCTGATTGAGTAAGTTCAGATATTCTCTGAACCATAGCATTAGATCCGCTACCTGCGAATTGGTTAATGAAGGACATGTTCCTAGCGACACGCCAAAAATCACGTGACCAGATAGTTAATTGTTCGCTGGTCAACGCGCTAAAGTTTGTGTTAGCCATTGGGCTATCCTCCAAAAAAAATAATACCTAGCCAACTTATTGGAGCGGCTATTTACCCGTATACCCTTTTTCGTTGGGGAGACGCTTTCATAATTTTACGAACATGACCTCGATCAGTTTTACGCCGTGATAGGCGAAAACGTTTTTCAGTGGAGCGACCACACTAATTATCGTATTAGCACCGAATTCTTATATCTTATACCAAGCCTTAACCAAAGTCACCACGCATTCTGCGCAATGTCTCGGCTGGAAGAGCATCAAACTCCTCACTTGATAACAATGATAAATCTATTTTCTTCTCACCTTTTGCATTTGACCCCTCACCTTTCATTGCAGGGGGTTGAGATTCAGCGGCTTGAAGTTTTTTATTAACTGTTGCTGTTTTTTTCTTAGCTTGAAGCTCCGGATCAACTTTTGCTACCGGCGCCGCATCTGCAGGTTGTAATAATTCTGGCCTTTTTGCTGCTAAAGTGTAATTTGTAGCTTTTGCTAACGCATCGGCTGCAGAATAACCCTGTACAGTAAACGCATCTCTAAGATCTATAACTTCAGCTTGTAAATCTGCATCAAAATCAGCGCTATTTTCGTTTAAAACAGGAAAAGTTGCTTCAATTTCAGCTGCTTTAGCCTGTAATTCAGTCATTTCTTGGCTTTGTTGCACTGTTTGGCCCATTTTTGCTTGAACTTCAAACATAAATTGCTCTTTTTCAGCATTTCTTATCTCATTTCTAAGATCTACAGCCTTTTCAGTCTCTCCATTAAGCACTAAATCCTGATATTCGACTTCTTTTGCATTAAAATCATATTCCGGCGCATTTTCTAAAGCTTTTTGCTCTGCTTCTGTAGCTTCTTGTAGTTTTTTTTGCATAGCTTTATTTTTAGCCAAGACTTCATCAAGTCTAGACTTAGGCACCATAGGTGCTTTTACTTTATCTTGTCCGCCAAGGCTTTGCTTGCTTCCTTCAACTGCTGGAATATCTGGTTGTGGAGCTGGCTCGCTGTTTTCATCCACTCCTTCTTCGCTAGTAGCTTCTGGTTCAGCTGTTTCTTCTTCCGCAACTTCTGGTTCTGGTTCTTCCGCAACAGCTTCTTCTTCTGGAGCGGCGTCAACTTCTTGTTCGACTTCTTCATTTTCTGCTTCCTCCTCTGGAGCATCTTCTTCAAAGTTTAAATCTACTTCAAAAGGCTTTACCTCTTCTTCTGAAACTGCATCTGCTCCCGGCATACCATCTAATACTAATTCTTCTGGTGCTTCTGCATTATCTTGTTTTTTACTTTTAGCCATTTCTATTACCTCCTGTAGGTTTCATGGCGGCAGTTGCCAACTTGGCTGCTGCCTGGGTTTCTGATTGTCCTTTTCGGACTTCATTAGTCATTCCTGCTAATCTCTCTCTTAGTTCAAGCTCTTCTTGCTTCAACTGAATTTTGCTTTGTAGTTCCGCAACTTTAAGTTGTGGGTCAGTAGCCTCACCTTGTGCTTTTGCCATATTAAGTTGAGCAGTAGATTCAAGGTTTTTGACTTCTGCTTCAAGTTTAGCAATCTCAAGTTGAGTGCTTCTAATTCTAGATTCCATTTCAAACTGTGCAAGTTGTGCTTGTTCTGGAGTTGGTGGTTCAGTACCTTGCATTTGTCTAATACGCTGTGCAATATTTGCTTTACGTGCAAGATGTGAGTACTCAACAATTAAATCATCTGGTATTGGTACGCCAGCTTTTCTAAGTTCTACTGCTTCTGCAAATTGTACTTCATCAAAATTATCCCTAGCAGGAGCAGTTGCAATAATAACGTCATACTCGCCCAAAGTTAAATCATTTATGATTTGACCTTCAGGAGTAACTTGATTTACTGCCATTGGCTCTCTTGGTTTAAATGGATTTGTTTCATCGGTAATTTGGATAACCCGCTCTTCGGTATAATACCTTTGTACAAGATTCAATACTTTTTCTGCTAAGTATTGTCTTGTCTTTTTCAAATTATCCAAAGGAACTTGAATCATTAATACGCCACGGTTTTGTTTTGCTTGTATAGCAACTCCAGAAACCTCAGCCCCATCTGTACCCAACATAGAATCACTTATGCCACTAATTTGTTTTATATTAGCAGCAGCTTTTTGTGCAATTCTATCTAGACCGGTGGGAATCTGATTTGGAGGTATCTTACCAGGGGGAGTAGAACCTCGATTAAACTCGAGTACTAAACCAGTTTCCGCACCGTGTTCTTCTAAATCATCTGCATTCATTCCTGTTAAAGAACCAGACTCTACAATCCAACCGCTATTAGCAGTTGTGTTAACTATGTGTAGTTCTTGAGATGAAATTTTATTTAACTGTTCTTGTGGTGAAATTAAATTCCTAACCATTCCAAAAGGTTTGCCTCTTCTCCAATATGGAAAATAAGGTACTAAAGTAAAGTGATCATAAGGGGACCAGTCATCATGCAGCACTACTGTGTCTGCTGTTACTGTCCAGCGAACCGCTCGCATTTTTTTCTCTACTATATAAAGGCCATAATCATCAGCAAACTTTTCTCTTTTCTTTTTGCCCCATTCATAAGGAACATTTCTTTGATCACCCGTTACTGGGTCAACATAAAGTATGCAATCTTTTAATTTATAATGCTGTCTTTCTATAACTCGTATAGATCTTAACGCTCTTGCGTCTTCCGGATTATTCGGATAATCTGCCCCATGATAATTTTCTTTATCAGTATCACCATAAGTTTCATCTTCATACTCCATAGAATCTGCGCCAAGAGTTGTACCAACCTCAGCAATCATTCTTAACTTGTCTGCTTTTTCTTGTCCGTAGGTTTCTTCAATTTCTTCTAGACTCATCCATTTAGTTTCAAAAATCTCATTCCAAGTTCTTGGATCATATTCTTTGGCATCTGGGTCAATAATAATATCTAAAGGGTCTTTAGTTTCTACTCTTACTTCACCATTAATGTGATCAGAAAAATCTATACGAACATCAAACCATCCTCTATCTTGAATCAACCCATCAGCAAACGCTTGGCTTTCTAACCATTCTAATTTGTTGTTGTCTGCAATTTGCATGTACAGCCTAGAAAGTACATCTGCTGTTTCTTGGTTACCATTTCCTCTAGGTTTAAATTGTACATCTGCTCTTCGCGTACTTTGTTCGCCAAGAACTGTATTGACTGTTGGTAAAATAGTGTTGATTGTTAATGCTGGTCGACCCTGATCGTCGAGCGCGGATATATCAGCTTCGTCCCACTGTTCGCCGCGGTAAAATGCGTCGCATTGTTGCGCCATTTCTACATAGTCTAAATGCCCATGATCTCTAGCTCGGCTGTAAGCTTCCCATTGTCTTTTAGCAAGAGTTTGTTCTTCCCCTGCGCCGAGTTTCTTTTTTGGTTTTTTATAACTTGCCATTAAGCGCTCATTGATGATTTACGTTTTCCGTCTTTTACTAAATGTTTTAATCCATCTCTCCACGACGGAACATGCTCAGGTCTTTCATAAAATGTAGCAAATTCTGTCATCATTAAACCGATCCACGCCAAGGCATCCACTTGGTCGTCATGTGTACCATTTGGGAAACGTAATAGTTCTGCAACCATAGATCCAGTCCAAACAGCATCTTGTGGAAAGTATACCATACCTTGTTGCATTCTACCCTGGATTGCTCGTGCACGTAACTCCTTATCTCGCCTACCAACTTTTAAGTCTTTAAAGTAAGCTTCAGATAGGCCCCGTTCCCTTGTTCTTTTTTCTAAAAACGGCCCCAGGGCCATCTCAATATGACCTCTTTCTATTCCCACTATACCCGGACGCCATAGTTCGTACAAGTCTAAAATTTGTTCTACTAATTCAAAGCCGTCGTATTTACCGCGAACGACGTCAACAACAAATAAATTATCGTATTCATCGACACCGACAACAATACCAACTGAGTAATCGTTCCGGTCACGCTGTCCGATCGCAAGATCCCACGCGCAGTAGTAACGAAGTTTTGAAGTATCAATTTCATTAAAGTCATAATATGCGATCATGTCGCGGCTAAAGTAATCGCCTTCGTCAGATACTGGATTCTGTTGGTATAGAGCAGACCAATCGCGCGGGCCGATGGCTCTCTTTATCTGCTCGAGAGCATCCACATTATATCTCTCTGGGTGTAAACTTTCACCTGTTTTTCTAAAACTTTCGTCTTCTTCTGCAATGGCTGGGTAGCGAATGACTTCCCATGCGTCTGCGCCTTCTTCTGCTTGGGTCAACAAGCGACCAGCCAGGTCGTCGTCGTGCCAACGCGTAAGAATTACAAGTATGCCTCCACCTGGGGATAACCTTGTATAAGCTGTGGATGTATACCAATCCCAGGTCGCATCTCTGTTATTATCAGATTCTGCATCTTCTCTGTTTTTTACTGGATCATCGATCACCATTACGTGCGCACCTTTACCAGTAATACCACCACCAACACCCGCTGCA